TCCGTTTTGTGTTGTTTGGTTTCCAGCAGAATTACCGCGTGACCCTGGAGAGGCGAGATTAAGGAAACTATTCAGCTGGGCACCGGCGGGCCATGGACACAGCGCCGACAGTAGTGTAAAGGAGCGGGTATGAATCAGATTCAATCGGACAACTTAAAGGGTACCGTGATCGTCATCGGTGCGCCGCTCGGGCTCGGGCTGTTGTTTGTTTGTGGTTTCCTCATCGGTGGAGTCTTGGGCGGCGGCATTGCCGTGCTCGTCGCGCTTCTGATCCTCTCGAAGTACTTCACTCGGATTTGGGATTAGCCAGGCCGCGCACACCCCGCTCGGTGCCGGCGGTGAGGATCCCGACGGCCTCAGCGAGCGCTCCGCCGCCTTTCGACTGAAGCAGGTTGAGGGCTTGACGCCGCGCGGCGACCGTTGCCGTTCTCCAGGCGGGCTCCTGCATAATCCGCTTCGTCAGAACCGCGCCTGCACCCAACACAGCCGCCTCGGCGGATCCCCCATGCATCGCCCCGGTCAACGCCCCCACGCTCGCAGCGACGGAGTCTCCGAGATGGGATTTGTTGACGCCGCGCGTTTCTGCTTTTTCCAAGAGATCCCGCGCACCCTTCCACAGATGCACGCCGTAATTGGCGTCGGCGATGTCTTTGCTGCTGCCGTTGATCAACCCGCGGAGAAGGTTTGCGCCTTCCTCATACACCGCCTCGCGTGCCGGCTGAGTGGTTCCAGGCAAACGGCCCCAATTGACGAGCTGATCCCAAAGTTGACGGTTCTTTCGCAGCGCATCGATCGACATTTGAGGGTTGGCTTTAAACCAGTCAATCAATTCCTGGTAGGCCTTCAGCTGCTGGCCGGTGCCCGGGGTTGGTTTTCCGTTCACGTAAAGCGCGCGTTGGGAGTCCTGGAGATTTTTCAGGATGGGAGCGGTGTCGAAGGTTGTTCCCTTCGGGACCTTCGCGAATGCCGCGTCGAGCGCTTTGTTGGCGTCATCCAGCTTCACGTTGAATTTTTCGAGGAGATCCTCTGCGCTTGTCGCCAGCGGCAGCTCCTTCGAAATGGGCCCCGCAATTTCCTTGGCAATGGCTTTGTCGCTCAGCCCGGCGGGACTAATTATTTTCGTTGTAGTTCGCGCCATGCCCTTCTCCAGGAGTTTCGGCACAACTTTTTCGACGGCGACGCCGGTACCTTCCTGGAGCGCGCCCTCAAGCCCGCCCTCTCCGGCCTCAAGGAGAACCTGCTGCGGGGTTGAAGGCGTTTTCCGCTGACCCGCGAAAGCCTCCAGGAGCTGATAGAGCGCATCGCCGCCGACGGCTCCGAGGGCTCCCCCGGCAACAGCACCCGGAGGTCCTCCCGGGGCTCCGATAAGGCCGCCGACGGTCGCGCCGCCGGTCCGCATAAGCGTTCGCGGGCTGGGAAGAATATCGGGGACTGCCGTGGGATCTGCGTTGGCCAGGGCCGGAGCCGATACGGTGGTCGGTGTGAGTCCGCGTTGTCCGTTTCCGGAGGTGCCGGAGAGTGGCTTGCCGTTCTCGTCGACGAGATCGGAGATCAACGGCGCGCCGGTCTCGCTGACCAGTTGATGCGCAGGGATCAGAGGCGGCGTGCTGGACGGGACTCCACGTTGAGGCATCTATTTCTCCTGGTACCCGGCCGCCTTCAGCGAGTCGATGATCTGCTGACGTGTGGCTTTCGGGTGTGCTGTGAGGTTGGCCTGGATCAGAGGCTCGGTGATGACTTTTCCGGCAGGTCCAGCCGCTGGATTAAAGCCGGGCTGACCGTACACTCCCATCTGGTTGAGCAGCGTGTCCTTCTTTCGGGCGAGGAACGGAACGACGACGTCATTGATGGCGGACTCGAACTGCTGAGGCGACAGTGAGGGATCGGTCATTGCAAATCCCATTTCGCGCGACATGTCTGTCGCTGAGCCGTAACCCAGAGCGCCCGAGAGTTCGTCGGCAAACGCGGTCACAGCCGTCTGGAAGTTCGAATAGTTCCTGTTGCCGAGCTTCAAGCCGCCTTTCACGGTGAACTGGTTGATCAGGGGAACACTGCTGCGCTTCGCGGCGTCGGACAGGGCCAGTAGATCGGGAACTGCTGCGTTGACGTTATCGAGCGATGCCAGCTGCTGCTGGACTTTGGGATTGGACGCGAGCTTGAATCCCATCTCGAAGGCTGCAGGGTTGAAGTTCGGGTTGAGGTCTGCCGCCTTGTTGTAGATCGCAAGTTTCCTCCCAGGATCCCGCGAGTAGGCGAACAGTGCCTTAAATTGCTGAAACGTGGTTTTCCCGTAAGCAAGATCCTGAGCGATCCGAAAGTCGCCTGAACCCGCCTTGATATCTGCCGTTGTGGATGTGGTAGTGCTCGCGTCGGGTTTCACGTACGGTTTCGGATTCGAGATTTCCTTCCCTGTCGACGGGTCGTAGGTCTTTCCCGTTTTCGGATCGAAGTTGGCAAACATTGGCTTGCCGTCAGGTCCGACGATTTGTTTTTCCTGGAAGGATGTCGGGGTCGGGGCGGGAGTCTTCGCCGCGACGTACTCGCGGATCTTGGCGAGTTGTTGGTCCGGAGGCAGCTGGTCAAACTTCGGATAGAGCGTGTAAATCTCTCCGAGAATTCCAGGCTTGGCCTGCGGTGCGGGGGCCTTCTCCCCGAGCTGATAGCGGGCAAACTGTTGCAGTGGTCCATGCTGCTGCTCGAACTCGGCACGTGTTCCCGGAAAACCGAGAGTGGCCGCCTCGGATTGAGTGCCGAGGCCTGCCGGATTCTGCGGACCCTGCGAGAGCAGATCCTGTAAGCCCCCGCGTTCTGCGTTGAACGCCATGTCCATCTCGTCAGGGGTCGCGTTTGCGATACGCGTGAGCATCGCTTTGTGCTGCGCTTCGCGCTGTGACGCAGCTTTCTCGTCTGCCGTTTTCTTATCGGCGGCCGCTTTCTCCTGTTCTTGTTTCTGCTCTTTGGCTTTTGCTTCCGCCAAGCCTCGAAACCTCGTCGAGATCTCCATGTCGATCGGCGCAGCCAGCTCTGCAAACTTCGCAAGATCCCCGTCTGCGTCGAGCCAAGCTTTGGTGATTGCGGCGCGTTTTTGCTGTTCCGTGAGTGCGTCGTTGATTCTCAGTTGATCCAATTGGCCCGCGCGCGCGGCATTGGCGATGCTGATGCGTTTCTGTTGGTCGGCAAGGATTCTGTCGTCCACACTTGGACCGAGCGCAGTGAGCCATTCTTGTGCGCGTGACATTTACGCCGCTCCTTTGAAGAAACGCGCGATCCCCGACTGTTGCGAGAGGGGGAACGACGCGCCGAATTTGCTCGGATCGCCGTAGTTTTCGAGGAACGTTTTTTGAGCGTTACGGATCACGGTTTTCTGATCACTGCCCAGGCCGGCGAATTGTTTCGCCGCCTCGAAGTACTTCGCGACCAGAGCGTTTCTTGTCTGTTGCGCCTGATCCGGCGAGACCTGCCCGCCGCGCTCGGCCGAGTCGATATCGCGCATCGCCTGATCGAACAGGTTTTGATTTCCCTGGACCCACGTGTCGGCCTTTTCGTGCGTGTTGCCGATCCCGAAAACTTTTTTGCCGAGCAGGATCGCGCCGGCTGCGCCGAGTGCAATCTGTCCGGCCAGCGGGATCGAGCCGATCGCGCCAACGACGGCTTTACCGGCTGCCGTGGCGCCTTTAGCCACAGCTCCCAGAGGCGAGCCCGTTCCCACTGTCCCGCCGACGTTGGTCCCTGGAACACTCCACGGCACCGCCCCGCCCCCGCCGAAAAGGCTCTCGGCCAGGCCGACCCCTTTCTTAAGCATGTCCGTCAACGTGCTGGCTCGCGCGAGATCGCCGCTGGCCAGCGCGTCATAAATCTGTTGATGGAGTTGGCCGACGTTGGCCGCTTCGTTTTGCCTGCTCGCGTTTTGCGCGTTGACGGCATTTTGTCCGATCGCCGCGACGGACTGATTGCGATCGAAAACCTTTGACAGCTCGTTCGAGGCGTAATCCTGCGCGTAACGGAGGAGCGCTTTCTGTGTGCCACCCGAGCCGAGGGTCTGCGTTGCGGACTTTGCCGCCAGCAGCGCCCGCTGTCCCTGATTGAGTCGAAATTGATACCCCGGATCCTGCTCGAGCAGCGCCGAAACGTCGGCGCCTGGCGTGGTGAGCTGTTTAAGGTTGGTGAGCCCCTGCGCGCCCGTGTCGGCGTACTCCTGGAGCGCATCGCGCGAGGCCGTGCCGGCGCCGGTGATGTCGGCGATCGCTTGCGTCGATCCCGACTGTGTCGCGGTTTGCGCGTTGTTGAGCGCTTTCCGGCGCTGGAGATAGTCGATCCCCGGTACGGCCGCGCTGACGATGTTGGAGAGTGACAGAGGCATAGTTCCTTCCTTGGTTACGCGTATTCGATCCGTCCGCAGCGCAACATGCCGAATTCAATGGATTCGGTGTTGTTGTTTTCGCGGTGCATGAAACCGGGCAATCCATCCTGAATCGGGAATGACGCGTCGGTCGCACTGGCGATCACGACGCCATCGTCGAGAAATTCGAGTAGGTTTTGTCCGCTGCCAAACGTCACCCGGAACTGGCAGACCGAACCGAGCGCCGGAACCGCGGCCGAGGTCAGTGTCGCCAGCGACGTGCCCGTGACGCGCTTTTCGATGCGGACGATCTGCCCTTGCGCGACCTGAGCCAAAAAATTCGCGAAGTAGGCAAAGCCGTTGGGATTACCCGCCGCATCCAAACAGGAGATATGCGTGCCGGTGTTCGAATCGCGGGCGCTGCCGTAGCAGCACAGCGCCAGTCCACCCGAACCCGCTTTCCCTCCCGTGTCCTCTAGGTACACCATCTCGACGAATTGGCTTTTGCCCCGTGCGCCCCCCAGAGCCGAGGGGATCCAGGCCTGGTACCGCGCCACAGCGGAGGCCCCGCCGGGATTGGTGAACCGGAAGCCTTTGTTGACGCCAATCGATTCGGCACCCGTACCGAGCCCCACGTGCAGGTAGTCTTTGAGGACCGCACTGAGATCGCGGTTGATATCGACGGCGTTGAAGCTGTCGGTCCAGTACTCGTAGTTGGTCGAATCCGGCTCGGGAAGAATCCGCACCATGTCGCGCCCGTAGGCCATGAACTGCCCGGGCTGTTTGGGATAGATCCGGATCGCCGGTTTCATACCGGGAGATTTCCTGCCGTCAGGATGAAGTCGACGTCCTCGCCCGCGCTCTGATAGCCGGTGATGGTCTCGCCCGCCTCCAGAAGAAAAGGCAGATTCAGTTCGAGCTGTTGGCCCGCCTTAAGCGGTGAGTTGGTGACATCGCCCTGAAACACTGTGATGCCCGCGGCGGTGATAGTGAGAATCCGGCTCGTCGCGCCCTTGTTTATGAACAGGCCGTAGACGCGCACCGATTGATAGCCATCCGGAATGGTCAGCAACACCTGGTTGTCGGTGTTCAGTGTTCCCAGGCCACGCAACTGCGTCAAAATCATAGGTCCCCCATGAACCAAAAATCAGGGTTGAGCGGATGAAATCCCTCGTCCTCGTCTTCGGTCTGCGTTTGCTGCAGCACAAACACGCGCTCGAACCAGCGGAGCCAGGGTTGAGAGACACCGCGGAATCCGTCGCTATTGGGAGGATCCAAAAACGGTGTTTGAACCGGAGGAGGAGGAAGCGGCGTCCGTGCCACGTGTCCCCCTTCTTAAATTCGCTTGAGCGTGACGGTGATCGTGACGCCGGCGGTTTGCGTGATTGTTCCCGTACAAGCCCAATCGACCGAGAGCCGGTTACCGGAGGCCAGTTGCAGCGACGCCACCGTGCCGGTGAGTGTTCCTGTCTGTACGGTGTTTGCTGTCGCGCGCGCGTCGAAACCCGCGTTGGCGTTGTTGGTCAAAAGATCTGTGCCGGCGCCTGGCGCATCCGTCCCCGTGTCCTTCACCACTTGAACGTTGCAAGGGTTTGCCGTCGTTTCTGCGGTCGACTGGACGTAAGTCACGTTGGTGACCTGGTAGGCCCGATTCGCTATGAAAAACGATTGATCAATGAACGTCGCCGGCGACGCGGCGAATTGACCGTGCCATACCACCTCGAGGTGTTGCGGCGTGATGATCCCGCCGATGGTCTCACCGTCGGCCGAAGACACCGCGCTTGTGCCGGTGATCGTTGGCGATGCGATCGTTTTGTTGCTGAGGGTGTCCGTTGTCGACGTGCCGGTTAGCGTGAGCGAGGCATCGGGCATCGTGATTGTGCGCGTTGCCGCGGACAGGCCCGACAGTTGAAACACCACTTGCCGCGACGTGTTCCCCTCGTCCTGGATCGTGAAAAGCGAATCCTTAACCGTGATTGTGTTTGTGTTGTTGAGGGTCTTGTTTGAAAGGGTCTGCGAGTCGCTCGTCCCGACGATCGCGCCCGAGATCGACAGCAGCGGTACCGGACAGACGTTGTCCTGAGTGAAAACGGTAACGTCAGCTGAGGTTTTGACGACGATCTTGTAGCACGAGGTTGAGATCAGATAGATCGTGGCGCGGCCACTCGAGTTGAGAATTACCGGGTTGGTGTTCGGTGTGCCGGCATTGTCGCTGTAGCTGTTGAGAGGCGTTGTCGTGCCGGCCGTGTAGGTGTAGACCTTCCCGCTCGCCAGCGGGTTTCCGTTGGCGTCAATGTATTGCACTTGAGGCAGAGGCGAGATCGTGTAGGTCTGCCCCGGCAGCCGGACAGCAATCGCCAGGAGGCCAGCCGCCAGCGCAGTCAATAGAACTCTTGATTTCATCGTTTCACCCCACGTCGATATAAGCCGCCGCGATCCGCACCGGCACAGCGTCGGAGATCACCATCTCGTACACCGAGTCGGACATCTTTCCGTTGCGCTGCCAGATCACCTGTTTCTTGTACTCGCCGACGTCGCCAAGACTCCGGAAACGCTCCGAGCCGTAGGTCTCGCCGCCATTGGGGGAGATCCGGAGCGAGACTTGAGGCGTCCGTGTTGGCAGGCCGTCGCCGGTTCGCATGTCGAGCTCGAAAGAGTTGTGCTTGAGCAGCTGATTGAGCTTTGTGACATGCGGCGTCCGGCGCAGCCGGCGCAGCGCGGCGCCGGCGTCGTCGTAAGCGAGGAGACTCTGCACGTACACCTTTCCGTCGACACGCGAGCCGACGAGGTGACGATTCCCCCGGACCATGTGATGCAAGCCGAGATCGGCCTCGTATTGCGAGGTTTGGTTGTTCCAGTAGCCGCGCTCGTGCCACATTTCCGTGTTCACGTCGTAAACGAGCGTGGCTTGCGCCGTCGGAAACGACAGCTGATAGAAACTGTGTCCGCCCTCCTGGTAGGCGTAGGAGACCGCATCGTCGATCGTCGAGTACCCTGAGATCATCGTCTCGATCGCGTGCGTCGAGATGCGAGACGGCGCAAACCCCTGCGCCCTCCATACAAGACCCGTGCCTCGTTTGTCGGATCCGAGCCAGAAAATCGTATTGTCGAGCGTGGCCAGCGAATTCTCGGCCGCGCATCCGACCTCGATCACACCGCCGCCGATCGGCACGATCGGAGTGTCCGCGTCGCCGGAGTTGTAGAAGGCCTGCGTCATTTGCGAGCCGAAAATCCACAACTGACGGTTTGAGATGATCATCCCGACATCGCGGTTAAGGTCGACCTCGACCTTGAAGTAATCGAGCGCGTCCCAGCTCGTCGAATCGTTCAGCGCCGAGAAGTAGGCGCGATCGTCGTTAGTGGGATAGTCGCCTCTCGAGAGCACGACAAAGTACCCATCGAGGTAGCCGGCGCCGTGAGGGTTGATCGGAAAATCACCGTCGGTGATCTGATGGACCCCTGTCCCGTCGATGTAATAGCCCAGGCCTGCGGAAACGATCAGGAACGAGGCCTCAGAGGCCGCCTGTTGAATGGGTAGCCCGTCGTTGGCGATCGTGCCGGCGAGTAGCGACTCCGTGCCGTCGACGGCGATCTGATACACCTCGGCGCCCGAGACAATGTAGCTGACCTCCCCGGCCGTCGTTTGAAAGGTCCGCATCCCGCGGATCGGGCCCGTGCCAAACGTCGAGTAGAGGGTTTTCCCAGGGGACCCGATCAGCGCGTACCGATTCTTGCCGCTCCCGCTCTCGACAAGCTCCGCGTACAGGTTGACCGCGCGCTGTGCGTCGATCTTTTTAGAGAGCGCCTGGTACGTCGGGCCGCAGAAATCCGGCCAGAGCTTCGCGTTTCCCCGTCCCATTTAGCTCGAGGCGACGCCCTTAAACTTTTCCCACATCCGCATGCCGCCGACGCCGAGCAGCGTCAGGAGCAGCGCCATCAGCTCGGATGTGTCGATCGGAGGAGCTGCAGGGCCGCCGAACAGGCTCGAGACGAATGTCACAATCGGCCGAGCCAGGAACGTGTAACCGACGCCGGCCACACACACCCAGCCCACCGCCGGCCGCCATCCGGATTTGAAGAGAGACGGCGACGCCGCCTCGATCTTGTTGATTTCGGTTTGTGCCAGGTTGGCCGCGAGATCCGCCTCGAGCTGCTTAAACTCGCCGGCTTGCTCGAGCTGTTGAAACTGGAGTTTCATCGCGTCCCGTTGCGCCGGATCCGGAATAACTCTGTCGATAACTTTGCCGATCAGCTCGCCGATGATGGGAATCATGGAGCGCCCCTCCTTGGGCTTTTTACTTAGTAGTTCTACTTAGTAACTCGCTCGACCTCGTAAACCGTGCCGACAGGCAGCACGGCACACGGCCGCCCCCGGCAGATCTGCTTGAGCGCTCGATCGAGTGCGTCGCGATCCGTCGCGACCAGGCGCGTCTGTGTGCCGTGATCCTGGTAGAGGTAACCGGGCCCGCGGACAACGGTCTGCTCGTCCGGGATCCCGACGCGCTTCCCGCAGCTCGAGCACGAAAACACAAGGCAGAAGGCGAGCACGCTCGAGAGCGCGATCGCGCGCAGCGTGTCCCTATCCATCCCCTTTTTTCCCCTTCGGTCCCCTCTTACTTTTCTTCGCGAAAACCTCGGCCGGATCGAGGATCTTGAGCTCGTATTCCTTCATTTCCGGCGAGTAGACGTCCTCGGCATGGGTGCCACACCGGCAGCATTTCCAGAGGGAGAAATGTCCCGCGACGGAGTGCCAGCAGTGTGCGCAGGCGTTCACACGCGAAACTTGGCCTGACGTGCGAGCACCTCGGCCGGATAGTTCTTGTTTCCGCCGCCGTTCCACAGCAACAGCGCTTGAGGGACACGGCCGCCCGCCTGGCGTAGTTTCTTCGCGAACAGCTGACAGCCCCACTTGAGCCCGTCCCAGGGATCGCAGAGCGCCGTCGGATATCGGAGCTCCTCGGTTGAGGAGGGGAAATTCTCAATGATCACGCAGTACAGCGTTTGCATGAGGCCGTAGCTTGCGTAAAAGGCATCCTCGAACCGGATCCAGCGATCGTCCCACTTCGAGGCCGACTCGAGCACGATCCGGTGATATTCGGCGCCGTAGCGCTCGACGAATCCGCTCTCAGACTCCGGCCGAAACGCATACGGGTTGAACGCCGACTCCTGCTCAACGATCGAACAGGCGAGGACAGGATCAATCCCGAACACGCCGGCGGTTTGCTTGGTGAGCGCGACGAGCTCGAGTGTCGTGTACTTCACTTTTCCACCGGCCGCCCAGGGATGACAATCGGGGGAAAAATCACTTCCTCGAGCTTCTTGAGGCGATCGTTTTGGTCCCTGTGCCGTTCGTCGTCACTCGCCGCGTGATCCTTTGACCACTGCACGACCCTTCCGGAGTTGTAGGCTGCCTTGATCGCAAAGCCCGCGCCGCCACTGCTCACGATCAGGCCGAGAACGCCCAGGATCGTCTCCGTCGTCATTGCGGCAACCTCGGATCCGTGAAATTCATGTTGGAGTACTTCCGGCGCGCGCCTGGCGCCGTGTTCTGCATTCGCGGGGGATTCTGCGAGTTGATCGACAGGATCCGGGCCTCGGCTTTGTTCGCCTCGAGCAGCGTCGCCGGCTTGATCTCCTCGTCGAAGGGTACCGAGCAGCGGATCGCCAGCTTGTACATGAGCAGGTTGTAGTAACCGGGAGGAAACGACACCGTGTCGGCCAGGCTCGAGAAACTCGAGAGCACGGTCCACGCAAACAGCTCGAGGCAGGCCGCGGCCGTCAGGTAGCTGTTGAGCTTGATCGTGCCGTTAGGGTACGTCGGGTTATAAAACAGGTCTGTCGGCACGCCAATGACGCCTCGAGTCCGCAGTGCGGCCCAATAGTCGTGATCCTGCGTGACGTCGATCGGCGATCGGTACGGGATCCGGATCACGCGATAGGAGATCGCGGATCCGCTCGAGCCCGGATCGGTTTCCAGCGTGAGCGTTGTCGTCCCGACAGCCGTTATCCGATAGATCCCCGCCGTCACGCCGGTACCGGAAACCACGTAGACCAGGTCGCGCCCTTTGGTGATGCCGAGCGCTGTAAAGTCTTTGCCCGAGTCGGTGAGGATCTTGTCGCCGGCGCCGGTTGTCGCTGTCGATCCGCTGATCGTCGTATCGCTGATGTCGATCAGGTTCGCGTTTTCGATCCGTTCCGGACGTGTCGCAACGATCGTGCCCGATGTGCCGATCGTCGGTTCCTGGGTGTTGGCCGGCAGCAGATACAGATCCTCGGAGATCGCGTAGACCATCATGCGATCGGTGTTGAGATCCTCGATCAGCTTGTTGAGCCGGCTAAAGGCGAGATCGGAATCCTCCGGCGCCGGATCGTCGCCCGCGCGGAGTACTCCGATCTCGATCAGGCTGTCGTTTACTAGATCGTTGACGGTGCTCATTTGGCTTTCTTGTAGAGCGAGTCGGCCGTGTCATCCTCGTTGCCCTCACCCTCCAGGCAACATTTCGTCAGCTGCAGCTCGATCGAGCGCCGCGTCTCGCCCTTGCTCTCGTTTTGTGAAACAGAGGTGACGACCGCTTTACCCTCGAGCTCGAACGTGTCGCCGACCTTCGGCATGTCGTCGATCCCGAGTTTTTGGATCGTGTCGTTATCGAGGCGCAGCTGCAGTCCGTAGGGGTATTGAGGCCGATCGGCGGCTACCTCGACCGGCCCCTCTTTGGTTTTCGACTTCGGCAGTTTGAGATCGACGAGCTTGCTCATGTGTACCGCCCGCAGGCAAGAACGGTCACCGCGGATCCCGTCGTCACCTTCCAAGCGCCGCTCGTCGATCGGATCCCGAGAGGGATAACGATCGTCCCGCTTGCCGCGGCCGCCGTGAGTGGAATCGCGGAGCCGCTGCCGTCCTTGATGCTGACGGCGCTATTCGCGCCGGTTCCCAGGATGATCAGCGACTCGAGGATGTCCCCCGCGGCGCCGACCGGCCCGAGAACCTGATCGGTTTGCCCCGCTGCTACCGTCTCGTAATCGGTGTTTCGGTGTCCGCCTCGTCCGGCCATGTGTTTCTCCTCCTATTTGTGATTGATCAGCACGAACACGTCGGTGTTCCCGCTGTCTGTGATGGCGTAAACCGAATCCCCGGCTGCGGCTTTCAAGCTCAGGTTATTGGTCACAACCGGAAAGCCGGTTGTTTCGTCGACACTGTCGTCGCCGATGAAAACCTGTGCTCCTCCGGCCGCGTAGAGTGAGAACTCCAGGTCATGATCTGCCGTGAAAAGAAGGGTCGGCGAACCATCGCCGACGTTGGTTTTGCTGTGTGTGAACATGGATCTACTCCTCTCCTCTGTGCGTGCCCGGCATGCGTGACCGGAACGTGTCGGCGTTGGCCTGATCAATGGCCTTTTGCGCGCCGGTGATCGTCTCGACTTCGGAGGGATCGACGAGCTCCATCCAATTCGGGGAAAATTGCTGCATCGCCGTGATCAGCCTCATGCGAACTTCGCCGGTTGCGGGATCCACTTCCGGACGTTGTAGCGACACGTTGTAGACGGTGATCTCGCGCGGCTTGAGCGTGAACACATCCCCAGGCCTGCGCCGTGAGTGTTCGTAGTAGCCGAGTTTGGTAGCGCGCACGCGAACCTCGCCGCGCGCGAGGCGACGCTCTCGAGGCGAGCGCGGCGTCAAGCGAGTGAGCATCGGATCTTCCTCGGCGATCGGCGCGGGCCCTTCCCGGAGGCCTGGTTCCTCGCGGTTTTGATACTGTCCGTCGGCCTGCTCCGCGACGGGCCCGAGGCACTCGCCGAGCTGTTCCTGGAGGCGCTCGGTTTCTGCCGGCGTGGTTTGTTTTGCAGCAGCAGCTTTGCCGCGGCTTCCCTGTCCCTGTGACTTGCCCATGTGAATTCTCCTTAGTTGGCTTGAGTGACCTCGAGCGCGACGCCCTGTAGAGCGATATCTGTCGCCGCGGCCGTGGTAACCGTGATCAGGACGTAGTAGGTTTCGTCCTCGGCCACGGGTTGATTAAGTCCTGCTTTGCGTGTGTTGGTTGCCGACAGAATGCCGTCGGCCGTGAACGAGGCCTGAGTGATCGAGCCGACCAGTGCGTCGGTGACGTCGGCCGCGGCCGCTTTCATCACGCGCAGCTGCGCGTCAACGGTTGCCGTGTTCCCGCCCGACTCGACTTGTCCGATCAGATGAAATCCGCGAATGATGTCCCCAGGCCGCAAGCCTGAGAGCGGAACGACCAGCTTGGAGCCCGACTGTGACGCCGGACACGTCACGAGCGCGATGTTGTCGGCCGCGGCGACAACGAAACCGGACGTGCCGCCGACTTTCGATCGGCCGGCCGCGCTGAAAATGATTTTTCGATCAATCTTTACCGGCGCCTGGCTTGCCTTTGGAGTGACGTCGTTAAGCGTCGCCGTGATGTTTCCTGACGTGAACGTGAGCGACTTCGCGCGGTATTGCCGCGGCTTGTTGGTCTCGTTGATGAGTGTCGCCGACGCCGTTGTCAGACTTCCCGCTGTTCCCGTGTGTGAGGCTTCGCGCCGCAGCGTGGCGAAGTTATCCGTCGAGCTTTCGATCACGAGCTGCCCCGTGTGACCCGCGGACGAGAGCGAATAGGTAAACGATTCGCCAGGTTGAACGAGCTGCGCCAGCGACACGCCGGCCGCTGAAAACGTTTTCGTGATCATGGGTTTTCCTTAGTGAATGAAAGTGACGAGGCCCCCAGGCCTGCGCCTGGAGGCCTCGAGGGGTTTAGCTGACCGTGTAACCCTTCGCGTAGGTCTTGTCGGTCTGGATCATCGACAACGGCTGAATGACGGCCGTGACGGTGATCGTCGGAGTCGTGCCGTCGACGTTGTAGAACGCGCCGACGTAACGTTTCGTCACAAGTTGAGGCGTGAACGCCATGTAGAACTTGTAACCAGCCACGAGGACCGTGCGAGTCACGAGAGCCGTGTCGGTTTTCGTCAAAATGTCGGGTGAGGACAAGTTCGAGTTGGCCGACTGGATCACTTGAAACTCGTAGGTTTCGTCGCCGTCGGCCACATCGGCCGCGACGTCGACCGCGAACGCAATACAGAGGGGCTCTCCGGAAGAGATTTCCCGCTTCGGTGTCACGTTGCCGCAGTCATAGCTGTTGGTCGACGCTGCATCGGCCGAGACCGCCTGCGCGTCGGAGAGAAGGCAAAGAGCATCAATAAACATCGTGTTTTTCTCCTTTCTTTCCGCGCTTAGCTGACGGTTGCTTCGGTTTCGAGCAGCTGATCGACGATGCGGATCGGAATCCCGCGGAAGAAGTTCACGCGCTTGCCGTCGACCAGTTCGTAGGTGAGCTGTCCGCCGGTTTGCACGTCGTCGCGCCGTTGGATATCGAGCATTTCCATACACGTCCGATTCATGTAGAAAACGGGCTTCGCGACCTTCAGAGAAGGAACGCGATAGAGCGCCTTGATCATCAGCTCGGGGAGATCCGCGGCCGAGGACTTCGCGATCAGGTTGGAAATGTCGATATTGCAGATCCGGACTACATAGCGCCAATCGCGCAAGGCAATGCCGGCTTTCCACTGCCAGCGCTCCTGGTACACGCGCATGCGAGTGCCGCCGACGCCGGCCGTGACTTCTGCGGTTTGTTCGCCGTAGTCGTCATGCTGCAGGCCTGCTTTAGAGCCTTTGGGGAAAATGCCGACGCAAGTCTGCTCGCCCCAGCACACCAGCCAGACCGAAGAGTTATCGGACTGAGAGCCCCCGCCGCTGATCACGTGCGAGGCGTTGGTCGCGCCAGAGATCGCAGAGTATCGAGCAGCGAGTCCGGTAAATTCCTCTTGCGCTGTTCCGGTGTTTCCGTAGAACAGCGTTTGAGCCATTTCCTGATTCATTGCCTCGATAAAGGCCTGCGCTTCGGAGAGACGGAAACGGTTGACGTTCCCGTTGAGTTTGGCGAGATCGCAATCGACTTCGCTCCAGGCCTCGAGCATTCCGCATTGCTCGTCGATCTGTGCGGTTGTCGACTTGCTCGTCGCGACGCCCTGGTTAAGCAAGCGCCAGGCGACGGTAGGAAGGCCCGTCCGAACCGTGGTTCGATGTCCGGTCGGAAGGTTTCCTTCGATGAAAAGCATGTCGTCGAGGATCTCGTTTGTCTGTCCGAGGAGCTCAACGATCGTTGCCGTTTTGCCGTTGGGATCAACGCGCTTGGCCCAATCCAAAAGGGTCAAAGCGCCGGTAGAGAGTACCGCCATGAGTCACGTCCTTGTGAGTCGAGGCGCGCCTGTCCTGTTCTACTTATCCGTAGAGAACTTCCTCAGCTGTCTTTTGCTTGGGAGGTGCCGAGCCACCGCCGACGTTGCTCGGAGGCTTTGGCGCGCGGGTTATCGGTGGAACCGGAGTTTCCTCTGCCTTTTTCGGCCGGAGGCGAGTCTCGAGCTCGAGGAACATGTGCTCGCGCCGCCATTGCGACATTGCCGCGAATCGTTTCGCATCGTCGGGATTGCTGCCGAAGTGATAGAGCAGCTCCCCCGGGATGTCCGAATCGTTGATCAATGCGACGGTGTGATCGTCGAGCTCGATATCCTCGTTGTCGTCGACCACTTGCGCGAAATCGTCGTGGGCCTGGCGAGCCACCTCAACGCGGGATTGAAACTCTTGCAGACGTTTGTCGGCCGCGTCTTTCTGCGCCTTGTCGGTCGCAGCTTTCTGATCGGCGTCACGCTGTCGAGTCCGTTCCTCGTCGAGCCGTGTTTCGACGGCCTCGTCGACTTCCCATTTCCGATGAGCCTTTGCGTGCTCCTCGTAGCTGGGAAAATCCTCGACCTTGGGCTCGGGTTTCGGTTGCCGCTTTTCAGGCGGCTTTGGATTCTGCTTTCGCAGAGTCTCGAGCTCTCCCTTGAGCTGCTTGTTTTCCTTAACGAGCCCTTTGATCCTTCCCGTCGCGTCGGTTCGCTCGGGAGGTTTCGTTTCCGGTGTTTTCTTTTCCCCGGTTTCCGAGACCGGCGCACTTTCGACCCCTTCTTTCGTTGGAGTCTCGGACGTGGGTTTCCCTTCGCCTGGCAGAGCGCCAGACGTCGGGGTTTCCGGCGTCGGATAGAAGCTATCGGCGCCGGCGGGTACTTTGTTTTCGACGGGTGACGAGCCCGTCGGATTTTCGTCTTTTGGCATCGGTTTACCTCGATGAGTGGTTGTGAGAAACAAAGAAAAAACCCGGCCAAAACCGGGTTTCCTCTAAACTGCGGCCCGTGAAAAACCTTCGAGCCTTATGGAAAAAACTGTGCGGCCGCGTCGCCTGGTACTTTTTGAAGGCCGCGGACTTCGACAACATTGCAAACGAGCTCCTGCAGGCCTGCCACGTGTACGCGGATCCGGCGCTACAGATCCCGATCCGCTTCGATGCGATCAGCCGACGGATCGCACGAGTCGACGAGGATCACCGCAGCGTCGCCGAGTCCCTGTCGCAAGAGTTGGAAGTGCATCGCCTCTACCTCGAGGCCCTGCAGGCTGTCCTCAGAAAGAGCGGTTTCCGCGAGCTGCCGGAGCTGGCGCCGAAAACCGAATAAAAATGGCAAAAGAATGCCTTAATTATGGCTTTCTTTTGCTCATTCCCCGGTTTCGTGGATCCGCCCCAACGTCTCGTTGGGATCGCACTCGTCGCACAACGTCCGGCCCGGCCGCGTTTCGTCCTCGCAGATGAAACACCGGCCGCGCGGCACGTTCGATCACTCCTCGCTACGACCTTCGCCGCCGGCGTCGCTATCCTGCGAGTACTTGGCCACGTGCGCCTCTCGAGCAGCCTGGATATCCAGCACGTTTTTGATCTGATCGACGTTGGCCTGCAGTGCGGCGACGTCGCGCTTTGTTCTGTCCTCGAGCTGGATTTTGAGTTTGTCGACCTCGGCCTGCATGGCCGCAATCCGTTCTTTGCTCGCGTTGCCCTCGGCCGCGATCTGTTTGTCGGCCTCGATCTTCGGGAGATCCGCCTTGTAGGCGTCCAGCTGTTTCATGGCGTCGTTGAGCGCTGCCTCGAGTTGCTGGATCTGTCCCTGTAGCTGGGCGAGTTGCTGTTGATCGGTGGGCTGTTCGCGGTATTCCGCCGGCGTCAACCGCTCCGCAATCTGATCTCCGATCGGGCCCAGGTTCTTTAGCTTGACGACCAGGTCGCCGACCTTCTCGAACACGGCCGGATTGCTCGAGGCCAAACTGTCGAGGAAATCGTCGGCCGCTTCGCGTTGCGACTGGAACGACGGCGCCGTGCCGACCGTGACGTCGTGTTTGGAGCTCGCCGCGCCTGGAGCGTTGTAGCTGAGGATCCGCGCCTTGCCGCCTTGCTCGAACGGCTTATTGATCGTGACGACGTTGTGTTGCCCGTCGGCCGATCGGACGCCGACTTGACGTTGTGTGTCCTCGACGATATCGAGGATCCCGTTGAGAACGCGGCCGGCGTGTTGGATCGCGATTTTGTAATTGTCGATAAAGTGGAAGCTACCGAGATCCGCCTGCTTATCGAGCAGGTTGATCGCTTTCCCACTTTTGACGTTGGTATCGTCGAGCCGAGTGACCCCGTAGGATCCCAGGGCCGCCTGGATCGCGCGCCGCGCGGACTCGGCGCCGACTTCGAGCGCCTGCGTGTTGGGTTGATAGGTCTCCCAGGTCGGCAGCGGGAGCAGATCCTCGCCGGTAAGAGGCGTTTTGCCCTTCACCTCGACGTAGGTTACGTCGGACTTGTTGAGATCCTTCCACGGCGTCGCCGTGTTGAACTGTCCCTCATAGCCGACCCACTTCGGTTTGGGTGTGTATCCGACGTCCTCGGCCTCGTTGGTCTTGTAGTAGTCGAACAACATTTGACCGTGCCGGCCCATGCGGATGTAGCTCTCGAGATCGCGGATGACCTTCCCTTTTTCGCGTCGGAACTTTTCTTTCCCCAGGATCGGGAAAATCGGAATGAAGATCCCCGGGAACTCGGAGCGCTCGAGGATCTCGAGCCCGTTGGTCAACACCTGCTTCACGAAAGGCTGTTTGACGTCGCGCTCCTTGGCGATCGCGATCGTGCCCGCGGGCGTTTGCATCGTCTTTCCATCGTTGGCGACGCTGAAACCCTTCTGCGCGAGCTCGTCTTTGAAAACGCGCGTCCCGTCGGCCAGGGTGTACATGTGACGCTTCTTAAACTCGCGATACCAGTACTCGGCGATCTGAATCGTTTCTTCGTTACGATCGACCCACGCGGTAACCAGCTCGGAGTTTTCGCCCTTAAAGTCGACGATCGTCGCGTCGGGATGATCCTCTTTGAACTTGTCCCATGTGACCCGATCGAGCACAAACGCGTCCGCCATGTCGGAGCAGTCCTGCTCCTTGCAATCGGGATCCCAGCTGATCGCGTCCGGGTTTGGAAAACGCCGGAACTTAAACACCAGGTTGTCGCTATCCCAGCTCTCGTAATCCGTCGTGAGGCCAAACACGCCGTAGCCGCGCTGGACACAACACTCGAACGCTGTCCGGTAGGCCACCGGCGCGTTAGTTTCGTACTCGATCTGTCGGATCCGATCCGCGCGCAGGAGCGCCGTTTGATCGTTGGATCCGTCGCCCGCCGGCGCGATGTTGATCCCGATCGGGTTTTGCCGCACTTCGTTGATCAGGTTGTTGCAGTACTGCCCGAGCTGATCGAGGTGCAGGTGCGGCCGGCCGGCCTTGTCTCGATCGTCGATCTCTTCAGGTTCCCAAAGGCCGTTGACCGAGAGCGCGCGCATGTCTTCCTCGGCCTCGTCGCGAATGTGGGACCATGCCTGCGTGTGATACCGGAAACGCTTTAACAGCTTGTCGAGGAGCTTTTTGTCCTCGTCCGATACCGTTTTCGGCGTGTTGGCCTGCGCCGGCGTCGCGTCGTTTGGGCCCTCATTGGCCTGGTAGATCGTCGAAGACACGTCAGACCGTGCGCCTCGAGCGCGGGATCAGCAGCGGCGAGGCCTCGCGCTTCAGTTTCTCGGAGAATCGGCGCGCCTCGAGGAGCAAGTGCACCCCGTAGACTTGGCCTGGCGTCAGCGACTCACCGGAAACCGACTGCTTGAGCATCGTCTCGAAATTCGGCGTGCCCTTGATGTGCACCGAGCCGTCGTCGTTGTCCATGATCACGATCACGCATGCTTGTTTCATTTTTTGGGAATCACCTTTAGTAGGCTGTGGTCCGACCTTGTGCTAACGTCGGCGCATGAAAAACCTAGAGACAGACAAACACTTTCAATTCGGCGCCGACGTCGGAAAGGCCGCGTCCGAGGAGTGGACACGGATCGAAAACGGCACCTCGGACAACCTCGGGTTGATCCCTTCCCCTAAAACGCCGATGTCGCTGAGAGACCGGCAGTTGTTCAAAGCCGGCTTTACGCTCGGAGCTTTGGAAGGTGCGAAGTTGTCGGGGAACTGGAAGACCTAAAGCTGACAGAAGCCCGAGAAATAACAGTCGACCCACTCGGCGGAAATTTCGATCCCGCCCCACATGTCATCGCGTAGGCTCTCCATTTCAGAGATCCTCATCGCCGAGTCTTGGATCGGATTTTGCCCCGGCAGGATAAAGTCGATCATCCACGCCTCGACGCCGTAGCTCAGCTCGCCGTTCATCGGATCGTAGATATCCAGTGCCCGCTGAATGTCGCTTTGAACCTGTTGCATCGTGGAAGAGCCGCCGAGGTACCAGTACCAATACCAGCAATACCAGGGCCCGTTTTGCACCCCTGCATACAGGTCGGCGTGGAAGTTTAAAACCTCGCCGTAGAGGCCCTGAATCGTGGCCGCCTTGTATTGAAGATCCTGCGAGATGTTCCCCAGCGCCTCAAGAAGCATGTGCACCGCCAGGAAGCCGGCGGATAGTTCGTTGAGATTCTCCGTCAGCGCATCGAGCGCGAGATCGGTTTCGGAAAGATCCGCTGTTAACCGGCCGACGTAGAAACGTTGTTCGGCCGTCAGCTCTTGGCCGGCACCCTCAACCGCCGCGACTTCGATATCGGACGCGATCTTGATTTCATTGAGAGCCATCCGCGCGCCGTCGATTGCTTCTTGCCGGGTGACAAACTTTCCGCTCTCGTCGATGTATTGGTAGTAACTGGACAGCTGCGACGCCGGCGTGATGTTGTTGCCTTGCTGCGCGGTGTACTTGATCCCGTCGACCATGTTGATCCAGTTTTGAAACTTTTGAATCAGCGGATCCACCTGCGCGGACGCCTGGACCGGCACGAGCGCGACGAGTGCCGCACCCAAAACGAACGAGAGACCGAAACGCTTGCTCTTGGTAAGTGTTTTCACGGAATCCTCCTTGATTTCGATGCGGTGTTACCTACTACGTGACTTTGGACACTTCCGCGGCCGTCGGCTTGACGATCGCGGAGTTGAGCTGCACGTCCATTTGAGGCACGACAGAAATCGAGATGATCCATTTACAGGCCGCACACGAGAAGATCGCCGCGACCAATCCGTTAGGCCACTTGAGCAAACGCGAGTTGATCGTCGGCCCTTCCTTAAAACAGTGCGGACACTTAATATCTGCCGGCATTGAGCTATCCCCACGGCCGCGGCCGTTTCGGCGCCTGCGACCCTTGTTGATGTTTTCGCTGCGCAACCCGCATCGCAAACGTCAGTGCGAGCGCGTCGCCGTCGTCGGGAGAGTCGAGCTCGCGAGCTTTCATTTCTTCTTTGCTCTCGAGTACGTACCGATCGCTTTTGTCGTGATGGAACCCCGGCCCGGTGAGATCGACTTCGAGCTGATCGTCATCGTCGATCGAACCGCGTAGGAGCCAGTCCCGCATGCGGCCCCACATGTAGGCGCGCATATTGGCGTAGTGAGAGTCGGGAGACTCGTCACCGAACCCGATTTCGTAGACGTTGACATGCCCGAGCTCCTGGAGCCGATTGACGATCGGCCCGCCGATCCCCGTCCCGTCGACGAACATCGCCGCGATCGGAACGCCGCCGACACCTTCGTCGAGCAGCTGCGAGAGTTTGTTCCACAGCTTCGAGCTGTCCTTTGTCGCCGAGCCCGGGATCCGGATCGGCTTGATCGAGCGCGCATCGTTGCCGCGCCGGAATCGAATACAGTTGTCGTCGAGCCCGCCTCGAGCCACGTCGACGCCACACACGAGCGGATCGTCAGGAAGGAACACCGCCGGCCGATCCATCGCCGCGCGCACTCGGTCACCGTCGATAAACTGCAGATCGTCCGCCTTCGGAGGCAGGCCCTTGACTCGGACCCGGTAGAAATCGGAATCGACGCCCTTTGTCAGCGCCCATTTCGCGATCTGTTTCTTGTTGGCAAATTCGGAGTCCTCGGCCGATATCGGCCGCATCTTCCATTCCTTGCGATCGCGCCCGTAGGAGATATCGAAAAACTTTCCCGATCGCCGCAGCGGGTTTCCCATCGGGATAAAAATCGGTTCGCCGTCCGTGAGGCCGCCCTCGGCCGCGTCCCATATCGCGTTAGGTATTCCCGAGGCCTCGTCGAAGACGTAGAGCGACGTCGACGTGATCGCGTGTTGACCGTTGAACGCGTCGGAGTTTTGCTCGCGACAGGTGAGCGGGTTAACAAACCAATCGTCTTTTTCCCCCTTGCGCCACATGCGCTCGGAGGTGATATCGAACCAATGGCGGTTGATCAGGAGCTTTGTCCACCGCTGTATTCCCGACCAGGTCTTTGTTTGCAGCTGCGCGTTTGTGTTCGCGGTGACCGTGCCGCGCATCGCCGGCGCCGTCGACATGCGCCAACAGACAATGAACGCCGCGAGCGCCGTTTTGCCGATCCCGTGACCGGAGGTGATCCCCATCCGGATAGGCTCAACCGGGTGGATCCCGTCAAACTTGCGATCGGCGACCGCGTCGCCCAGGTCGATTAGAAAGTTTTCCTGCTCGCGGTTGGGCCCGCGGAATCTCTCGAGGGGCCCGCGCTCGCCCCAGGGAAAGGCAAATAGCACGAAACCGAGCGGATCCGCATAAAACTGCGAGATCTGTTCCCACAGCTCGAGCTCGTACGCATTGAGCGCGAGAGCGTTAGCTCCTCGGGTTTCGTTTAGCGAGGCGATCACGTCCGGCCTGTAGCTTCGCGGCGAGCTCCTGCGGAGCGATCCCACCGTCGCCCTTGCCGCCTTCCTTGGTTTCGCGGAACTCCGGACACTTGGCCCGCGCCAGCAGCTCGAGCAGCCGATCGGAGTACTTGCGGATCGTCACCGGCCGTTTTTTCTTGCCGCGGCCGATCGTCGAGGGTTTGCCCTGAAAAATAACGGGCTCGTCCCAGCCCTGGAGGCCGCGCCGGTGTACTTCGTCGCGCACGCCGTCGGCGTAGAGCAGCTCGGCCTCGCCGAATCGGAGCGAGTACTCCTTGTCGGTCTTGAGCCATCCGTAGTGTGTCGACCAATGAATACCGACCAGCTCGCACGCCGTGCGAACCGTGCCGCACTCGATAAACTGTCGAAGAAACCTGTCTTGATTCGACCTTTGTCGGACCAGGTCGACGCGCTCGGGTTTTTTGTGAGTGGGTTTAGGGGCTTTCTTCACCGGCCCCCATAGAGCACGCTCTCGGGTTTCTTTTTCTTGGGGCCCTTCGAGCCTTTTCCGAGGATCCGGTTTGCTTTCGCGTCGATCTTGGCCTTTTCCGAGGCGCTGAGATTGCCCTTTTTCTCTTGTTGAGACGCGCGCGCTTTGGCGTTTGCCGCGTGACTCTTGTCCGGCATCGGATACTTGCGCTCCCCAGGTTCCCCGAACGAGCTCGCCGGCAGCTTCTTGCGATCAGAGGCTTTCAATTTGCCCATAAGACACCTCGTCGGTGATCACCAGCGAGACCCGACGTCGGATGTCCGCAAACAATCGGTTGAAATGCCGGTAGATCGGCCGCCAGTGCTTCACGATGAAATAAACCTCGAACGTAAACGTGCGATCGACGCGGATCCGCACTACTTCGTTTTCCCGTAGAGGACCTGATCGGCCGTTTTGACTGCGGGTTTTCGTTTGTTGCGGGCTCGATCGAGGTTTTCGGCCATTTCCATAGCCGACATGTTCTTTTCGTTGTCGGCCGCGTCGAGCTCCTTGAGTGCCTGGCGCGCCGCGCTCGATTTAAAGAAACCGTCGGGAAGCATCTTCCCGGCCTTCCTCGCCGTTTCGATCTCTGCTTTGTAGTCTCGAGGCATCGTCGTGATCCCCTTTCAAAACTTTCTGTACTGCCTGGCTCTCGATCCGCTCGAAACAGCCCTGGCACATCGGCCAGTCGACCTTGATCCCGACCCACTGAAACCGCAGAACGCCGTTTGTCGGCCGTTCACATGTGCGGCAGCGTGGAGGCAGCTTCACAATCCGCTCGACGACGTAGCCGATGCTAATCTGCTCGAGCTCGATCGGCCTCTCGTCGTCCATTCAGTACCGCGCGGAACTCCTCGGCCGACAGGCCGACCATGTGTTGCGAGTCGACGTCGGACTCCCAGACAAACTGAATCCGGCCCGTGTCCGGGTTAGTGATGTGGATGTGCTGCAGCCGGCGCCCAGGTTGCGCTTGCAACAGATACGCGTCGATCCCATCCATCAGCCTCGACTCCGTCGTTTTCGAATTGGTACCAGCTGCATCGTTGTCGCGCCCCAACTTGGCGTGCCGCGCAGCTCGTCCGCTTCAGTGAGGATCCGGATCGTGTCCGTCCAGATCCAGACGGCTTTTTGTTCGTGGACGAGTTGCCAGGCCTGCGAGCGCGTGCAGAAGGAGAGACCAGCCTCGACGTCGATCACGCGCACCCGTGTTGTGTGAGGCATTCGTCCGTGAATGACCTTGACCCAGCCGGAGCGCGTGTACTGCGTTTTGCAGTACCGGAGGCCCCCGGGCCCTTCCTTGGCGAATTGTGGCGCCGTGCCCGGCGCCGAAACACCAGGCAACGGCCTCTTATGTACCGTTACCCGGCGAGCTTTTTCTCGAGGGACTCGGCGACCTTGTCGGAGATCACCACCTCGAACCGGCGCACCTTCATGCCGGTACTCGTCGAGTCTTTTTCCGCGAACTTATCGACCAGGCGCCCGACTTTGCCGTTGCCCAGGTCGACGGGCTCACCGACTTTCACTCGGCCGAACCGCATCTCTTCGACCAGGGCGTCGAGGTGCTCGTCCGCGAGCTTGTAGCCGGTTTTGCCGGCGCCGAGCGAGCTATCCTGCGCGAGCATGCGCTCCGCGATCGTCATTTTCGGTTTGTTGGTTTTTGTCCGTTTCGTTGCTGTTTTGCTCATTTTCCGACTGTACCTCACGCCTCGGACATTGCCGGCGTTGCCCTGGCGCCCAGGTTCGCGATGTGCTCGCGCCGATCGCGACGCCAGGCCTTGCGAACCTTCACCGGCCGGCGATCCTTGTCGACGCGAACGAAAGCGCCGGTGAATTGCCCTTTCCGTGGGCCCGACGCATACATTTGCAGGGTGTAAACACCGCCCGATCGCATTCGAAAGAACGGCTGTTTTACGCTCAGCTTGTCTTTGAGGAAGTCGATCGACCACCAATAGACCGTGCGGAACTGCAGCCGCCGGCCCGTGATCTTTTTCTCTCGAGGATCCCGGCCGAGTGCGCGATCGAGCAGCGAGAGATCGAGCCCGTGCTTTACGTTCTGTCTGGTATCGTCCGCCGGCGCCGATCGAAACGCGTTTGTGAACCTGTCGACCAGGCCTCGAGCTTTATCAGCGATCGCGCGCAGCAGCTTCACGCGGCCACCCCGTAGACGATCGTCGATCGACATTGGCCTTTAGCCCTACTCCGGCGCCGCCGGGCTTCCGCGAGGGATTCGCTTTGTCTTCCACGGAGGAGAAAACGCACGAGCGCATCAGCAAGGGCAGCGACGGAGTAAGGATCTCGAGAGGGATCCGCTATCGAGCAAGGTTTAGGAAAAGGAACGACGGAGGGAACAACGACGGCCGACGTGGCGCTCGTCGGCATTTCGGCCGAATCAAAGGAAAAACAGAGTTGTGTTCCCATCCGTGGTTTCACAAGCAATCAGTCTCCCGCGGTGCAATCGTTGCACCGCACGCGAGCAGATAATCGAACCAGAACGGGAAAACCGGAAGGAGTCAGGCCCCCTGCGAGGGGCTATTTGCGGAAAGTGCTTTCTTTCCGTCACCGAGGCGAGCCTTGCGGGCGATCTCTTTGTGTTTGCGTCGGAAGTATTTCCGGCCGGAGGTTTTGCGCGCGACAAAAGGAGCCCGACAGCCGCAGGCACACTCTCGCACTTCCTCGTCGTCGTCGATAGCCACCGTTACAACGCGCACGCGGCGTAATTTTAGCCGACGGACCCAAGCAATCGCGCACCGGCGCCGGTTGTGATCCCAGCGCCCGCGCGTCGGGAGAGTCCCGCGCTCGAGGCGTACCGCAACGAATCCGCCCGACCCTGTCCTACGGACGGCCGCCGGTGACAGGTAGGCCGCCCCAGCTCCGGAACGCCGCAAAGTGTAAACCGGTTTACACTCGGCCACGCGATCGTTCCTCGGTTTGGTGGATAGGGCCCGACGGTACCGTGCACCACTCGGGAGGCCTGGATGATGGAACGCCGGAAATTTTTAACGAACTTGATCGGGCTCTCAACGGCCGCACTCTTGGCGCCGGAGGAGATCCTCGATCGTTTGACCTGGCGCCCGAAACTGATCTCGATCCCGGCGCCGGCGATCGACCCGTGGGAACAGATCGACCGGATGGAAATTCGGTTTACCCGGCGCATGGGTTTGCCGCCGCCGCAGTGGATACGCTTGAACGCGGGAGTGGAGCCTCTGAGGGTTTTCGCGATCATCGAGACCACGCCGATCGGCCTCTACCGTCGCAGAATGGGACTCACGCAGGAGGAATTCGCGGCCCGCCACCCCGGCGCCGTCGAGCTTGGAAAACACCTCGTCGCGTTGAAGATCGGAAAGCACGGACCGATCACGCGCTATGACAGCGAACACTCGCCGTTCACGGTGGAGTACCCAGTGACCCAGTGGCCACGCTGACGCCCGCCTGCCACCACTTCGTTAGAGTCACCCACCGCGAGCCGATGCTCAACCCGGTTGACGACGAGGGTGTGTACCACCATCCGACGTGCAACTGTTGCCACTTCGAGGCCGCGCCGATATCGACCGAGCACCTCGGGTTTCTGTGCATGCCGTGTTTCATGGGAAGGCACGACGAGATCGTCGCGCTCGAGCGCATGTTGTATCTCGATCGGCCGGTACCGGCGCGCGATGGCTGTTTGTGGTTTGCTTTCGTGGACTTCTATATCCGCAGCGAGTAGCTACTCGACGTCGAACGGTTGAGGAACTCGTGGCCCGCCCAGGTAGTGCGATGCTGTCGGAACGCGGCCCGTTTTCACATCCTCGGCGTGTTGCTCGAGCAGCTCCGGCCGTTTGGCGGTAGGCGTCCCGATCGCACAGCAATCAATACACAGCCCGCAGACCGAACAGCTCACCAACCTGGACGAAAGGCACTTGTCACAGATCACGGCGCCCTCGATACGGTTTGAAGTACTGCACCCGATCGAGAACCTGGAAGGAGACAGGAGGATCGACACGATACACGAGATGTGTCTCGCCGGCGCCGTCGACCGCGTGGCAGATCCGGAAACTCACGTGATGCGACGTGATCATCGCCGCGTCGGGAGGAATGCCTCCCCGCAGGTTCCACGCCGACAGCTTCGGCCGATCGGCGACGCGCAGGTGATAGTCCTTCTCGCAGTCCTGCTTTTCCCGTGGCAGCCAGCCGACCAGGTTCGGGGTTTCGCCCATCCGGACTTCACGCCACACGAGCTCGTTCTGTCGATCGCGCCAACGCTCCATTGTTTCCGGCCTGACTGCGATCGTAACCGTCCCGCCCGGGTGTTGCGGCAGCCAGGACAACCAGGTGTAGAGATCGTGCACCAGTTGCTCGGCCTGCAGCTGCGCGCGTCGCTCGCTCGCTCGAGCCTGGCGCTCGCCATCGCCGGCGGGCCCGATGATCGTTACGATCTCCTGGATCCGGAGGAGATCCTCTTTCGTGGCAGCCGCCGGCGTCTCAGTGACGCGCGCCTCGATATCTATCTTTTCTTGCTGCAGAGCTATAAGCGCTATGTACTCGTCCCCGGTCACATCCACGCCGCGCCATTGGTAACGACGTCCGTGAGGGTCGATCCGGATCAGCGCATCGAGCCGATCCGATGTCACGCGATCGACGGCGCGTTGCGCCTCACGCAGCTGCTCGATAGTGACCCTTTCGAAGGCCTCGGCCTCACGCTGTCGTCTGGCGATCGCCGTCCCGGAGAGCAGCGGACGCCCGTTCAAATGAGGGGAAGAAACGAGACCACCACTCAAATGAGTGGTATTCCCCCCTGACGAGGAGGGGACGCCGAACACTTATCAGATCGTAACTGTTTGAGGCTCTCAACGATGGGGCGTGCACGCCCCAACCTGGCGTAATAGAACACGCCACCAAGTCGGGTGTTTTCACCCGACTTTCATGCACGAAACCTGCATTTTTATGCACGCCGGCGTCGATCCGATGCAAGGCAAGTTGAGTATCAGAGTACTCAACTCCTATTTACCCCCGCGCTGCAGCTCGCCTCGTTCGTAGCGGTTCGGCCCGCATCGCCCCTGTAGGTTTCTTGCGACTGCCGCAGTTGCGACACATCAGCTCTATTTCGCGCTTCGTCGTCGTCGACGTGAGAGCGCCGTGATCGCTCACCTTGTTGGTTGTCGTTTCGCTGACGGTGACCGTGTCGAAGTAATGCTCGTTGTCTTTGCACATTTCAAGGCCTCCTGGAGGATCACAAAACCGGGTTTCCACGCGCGCGCGTAGGGGTGTCGGATTGCGTCGGGGATCAGGGTATACGTCCCCGCGCTATACGTTCTCTGTAAACTGCAGCGGATTGCTGCAAATTTTGAATTGCACGGATGCAGATGGAGCAGCAGGAAGCAGCGAAACGCGTCGCACTTTACGCCCGAGTTTCAACAAAGCAACACGGCCAGGATCCAGAGACCCAGCTCCAACCGATGCGCGACTACATCCGAGCGCGCAATTTTCACGTTTTCCGCGAATACGTCGACGTCGGATATAGCGGCGCAAAGGAGCGCCGGCCGCAGCTCGATCGAATGATGCACGACGCGAAGACCGGGAAACTCGACGCTGTGATCGTGTGGCGTTTCGATCGCTTCGCGCGCAGCGTCTCGCACCTGCTCCGAGCCCTCGAAGATTTCCGGAAATGGGGAATTAACTTTGTAAGCCTCACCGAGGCGATCGACACCTCGACGGCCGTCGGGAAAATGATCTTTACCGTCCTCGGAGCTGTCGCCGAGCTGGAGCGCTCGTTGATCCAGGAGCGCGTACAGGCCGGCGTCGATCGAGCGAAAAGAGAGGGGAAAAAGATCGGCCGGCCTCGAGTGCTCGTCGACGAGGAGCGCGTCTACGAACTACATCGAGCCGGCCAGAGTGTGCGAGCCATTGCCAGGACTACGGGAATCGCCCGAGGAACGGTTCAGGCGATCGCGACCAGGTGGACAGAGAAAAAACGCCTCGAAAGCCCGGCCAAAACCCCTACGCCGATTGAAAACTAAACCACTTAACGCAAGTGACCAAGTACCCGGCAAACAATCACCTGTTTTTTGACCGGAGACAAATACGTTGGCCTGGCTAACCATAACCTCAGACACCGCGGTCGACGTCGTACCCGACTTTGGTCCGGAGCACGTTCTTGAATCCGGCGAGTGTTGGTGCGGACCAACAGTAGAAAAGGGCGATGGTGGAGAGACGACGCGCGATCTCATCGTGCACGAGGCACAGAACTAACCAAATTAGCTCAAATAGCCAAATTGGCCGGAATGCTTGACCGAAAAGGCTGAAGGAAAGTGTTCAGAGTTTCCTTCAAACTTCCGCGCGGACTACCGGATCGCGGTCCTTCAACCTGTCGATCGCCGCTTTGACTTTGTCCAGATCATCACGGGTCAGGATGATATCGGCGTCGGCCGGCATTTCTGGTGTGTGGCGCGCGACGAGTGTCAGGGCATAGCTCGAACCGAGCAACCGTTCGATTCTCTCAAGGTGTGGCTGAATCGTAAGCGCGAGTTGGCGATGGAACGCGGACCCACTCATTGTTTCCTCCCAAACTTTTCGAACTCTTCTTTCGAAAGTGCCGTCAGGTGAAGGCTTCCGCACTTCTCGCACTCGTAAGCGCGCAGCTGCTCGCCTCGAAACGTGGCCGCGCGCTCGATCTCGAGATCAGCCTCATGTGCGCTGTACCTGTACTTACCCGTACAGCTGTCTTTGCGATGAAATCGACGGATCATCAGCCCGCCGGCGTAGTTTCACTCCTACGGCGCCGCTGTGCCCACTCGTCGAGGCCCTCGAGTGTGGGTGTGACTTGCATAGGCTCCTCGAGGCCCTGCTCCCACTCGATGACAATCGCGTCGACGCAGGTTTCACAGAAAAAAGACGTCGGCCGATGAAGTAGACCGAGCTCGATATCGGCGCCGCACCTCTTGCAGGGACTCATGACTCCACGCGCGGAGGCCAGTTCCACTGACAAGGCCCGTCGCCCCCTTTCGGACCAAACACAAAGAGGCGCACCGTGCCGTCCTCGGCGACGTTCTTGAATAATTGCCGGCGACTGTGTCGGCGGATACTTGCCGTCAGCACTGCCAGGATGGTTGTAGAGCACGATTCTTCCGATTGACGGTCTTTGCATAAACCCTCCATAAGTTGCGAACGTTATCGAAATCGCGCGGATCGGATTGGCCCCTTACCGATCGGGAGGAATGGCTGCCATGGGTTGATCGCCATCGGGACGCGCACCGTGCCCCAGCCGCGCGAAAAATGCAGACATGCTGCAGGCCTACATTTACGGGCCGCGTGCGTCAACGGCGGCCGCGTACGTGCGTGCCTCAACCACCCCTCGCAGTTGTCGGAGCTTGAATTCGAGATAGTGGGCGTAGAGATTCGGCAACGGTTGCGAGCGCAGCTCCTCGACGATCGTCCGGAAATACTCCGCGGAGTGGATCCGTTGCCTTGCCTGGCTTCGCAGGAGGCCCAACAGCACGACGTCGCGCGCCGAGCCAGATTCGAGGCCGAATTTTTCAACAACACGCGTTGTGAGGCGATCCACTTCCGATTCTGCGATCGGTGTCGAGACGACGGTCTTTTCTCGTTTTCGAAACTCATCATCGAGCCCGGAAGGAGAAGAGGGTTTGGGAGATGAGGATTCTTTCCCTAACGTTGTCTTACCGTTGTCTATTAAACGCGCGCGCGTTTCATCTACAGTGACCTGTTGAGTGGCGGTTTGAGTGGCGGAGTTGTTCTTAACGCCCTGTGTTTCAAACAACATCGGAGTGGCGGCTTGAGTGGCGGATTTCACCGCACCCTTGGAAACATTGGTGTTTTTCGCTTTTTCTCCGTTGTAGCGCGCAAAGTCGACGACACGGTAGATCGCCGCGGAGTGTTTCGTTGCCGCGACGTCGATCGCGATCTTGCCGAGTTCAACCAGACGCCGGAGAAATTTCCGGACACGATCCTCGGTCACCTTGAGCAGCCGCGCAAAGTCCCGATAGGAACCCTCCAGTTGACCGCGTGCGAGGCGATCGTTTGCGATCCCTCGAGCGCGCATAAGCAATTCGGTCCAGGCCGCACGATTCCAAAAGTCGTCGAAGAAGGGATGGTCGAATTCATCCCGCGGAAGGATTACGAAACCAACGCTTGAACCCATCAAAACTCTCCGGATACACCACGAGCATTGACACGAGCGGAGAACACCAGCGTTGCCGCCCTTCATCCTTGGTCCTGTTTTGGTCCTGTTTGAAATCCGGGACTATCGGTGGAGATCGTCTATTCCGCAGAGCCCAATACCGCGTCAACTACACGGTTTCTGCGGATTTCCACGAAAACACTAAGGCAGTTGTTCTAGATTCAGGTTCTAGTCCTCGCAAGGGGGTGGAGGTTCGAGTCCTCTTTTCGGCATTCGTTTCCCCTCAACTATTTACCCGCATCCAATGAATACAACCGCTCCAGCTCCTCAACCGACTGGTCCTGTTTTGGTCCTAGTCCAGATTCGAAAGCGAACATGAGCTGACGCAGTGATTCCGACTCCGCCTGCTGCGTCTCGAGGATCCGCCGAGCCGCCCAGCCTGGAACGAAATGCGCGTAGCGCATGGTCGTGTGGATGTCAGAGTGGCCGGCAAGCTCTTGCACGACCCCAGGATCGATTCCCCGGGACATCCACTGGGTTATTCTGAAGTGACGAAAGCTCTCCGGGTGTACATCCAGGCCTGTTCTCTCACGCGCTTTCGAAAACGCGCCGCGTGTATCCTTCACGCGTTTGAGAGTCGTGTCCCGAATGAATACGTGCGGATCGTCCGTCACGTGCGGCAACATCCCGAGCAGGTCCTTGCAGAAATCTGACATCGGGATGTGCCGCGCCTTCTTGGTCTTTGCGATACCAGCCGGGACCGTCACAATCCGAGACTCCAGGCCGATCGTGCGCCAGGTGAGGCGCAGCCCTTCCTCGGTCCGGATTGCCGTTTCCCCCAAAAAACCGGCATACGCGCCGACTGCCAAATCGATGCTCAAGAGCGCCGCGACGAAAGCGCGCTCCTGAGCCAGAGTCATGATGAAGAGATCACGCTCGGCCTCCTCATAGCTGTCGAGCCCAAACAGCGGATTTGGGCCGGGCAACAACTCCGCCTCGATCGCACAACTCAACATGGAACTCAACACTGCCATGCCGCGATTGATCGTCGCCAAAGCCAGGCCGGATGGACGCGAGGCGCGATAGCGCAGCGCCTCCGCGCGGGTGATCGACGTGAGGGGCAGCTCGCCGAGGACCGGCAAGATGTTGCCCAACTGGATGCGGTGAAAATCGGGCCGCCGGTTCCGGCGCTGCATTTCGGCCAGAAACATCGGGGCGTATTCGTTCAAGGTGAGCACGCGGGCAGGGGCGGGTGGAGGCTCTTGTCTCTCGAGCGAGAGCTTGGCTTTCAACTCCCGCCAGGTTCCGTCGGCGATGGCGGCTTCTATCCGTGCGCGCATCTGACGGGCGAGCGTAAGATTAGGGAACGGGCGCCGGAAGCGCGTGCCGTCGGGCCAGTACTTCGACAGTTCCAGCCGGCCGCGGCGCTTCAGGATGTTGCGATCTTCATTCGACATCAACAATCCTCTCTGCTGACGCTGGTATTGGGCGGCGGTCATTATGCCAGCGCGGGAGACGCGCCCTTAACATTTCTAAGTCTTCGAGTTTGTAGGTGCGGCGGCCGTGGAATTCGTAGCAGGGAAGCAGGCCCGCGTCGGTGTCTTCGCGCAGCGTGTCGGGGCTGATGTCCAGATATTGCGCGGCGGCTTTCAACCCGAACAGCGCCTTGTTGGGCACCTGGATCAACGCAATCTGTTTTCCGATCATCGCCGGGACCTCTCCTGTCGCAGGACCGCGCGAGGATCATCCGCGAGCAATCCCGTTTCATCTCAATTGCTTCCTTGGCAAGAAATCGAAAGGCCGGCAGCGCTGTCACGCGGCCGGCCTCCTGCTTAAACCTGCGAGACGGTTTCCTCCACACCTTCTGCTTCGGCACGGGATTGCTCCGTTAGCGCCCGCTCAAGGCCGTGCTCGAAATCGTCGATGACGGCGCGTTCGAGTTCCGACATTTTGCTTTTGTCGAGCGCACGCAGCTCGTCCCAGAGCGCCTGATCGCGGACGCCTTCGTCGCGCCACATCCGCTCGATCGCTTTTCCGGACAGCGGCTCCGAGCGCAGCGCGACGCGCTCGACCGATCCGTCGGGACGGACCACGGTGACGCTTCTGCGCTCCGTCACCGATGGCGGTACCGGATCCTCCCATCGTGCCGGCGGGTTCGCGGGTACCAGCCCCATGTCGATCGCATTCTCCCGTCCCGCGCAGTAGGCATTCTCAATCGGCTCGATCCAGTCGGCGATCGCCTCCCGGCTCCAGCGGTGGTGGTCGTTGAGGTGCGTGATCGCTTCGATCAAATGCGCGCTCCGATGCGGCCGCGCGATATCGAGCCAGGAACAGCCGCCCACCGGACACCGGACAGGCAGCGACAACGGAATCCGCCAGGGCTCCGGCGTCTCATAGACCACCGTCCCTGGTCCGGCCGGGTGACCCGGCCCGCGGCCATCGGTGACCCACATCCCCGGATGCGGCGGAATTTTTCCGTAACCCGCGCCCTCAATCGCGGCCAGCATCGCGCACGAGCGGGTCTCGCCCGGATCGGCCAGCCCCGGCCCCAGGTGTTGCGGTTTTAAGAGCGCCCCGCGGCGCATCGCCTCCGCAATGCGTAAAACTTCCATGTGCACCTCACTTTTTGAATTGACGATTAAGTTCGTCGACTGAGGGAGTTTGTAAATCCGCGAGCTCCCATCGTCCCGCGTAGACCGCAGTCCGGGACTGCGAGCACTTTGAACAGCGGTCCAGGGACACCGTCAACGGATACGGGTGTCCATCGCCGATTTCGTGGCGGACCTGGACCGCCATCCAGGAATGAAAACAGAGGCCGTTTAACTGCGATCGCAATTTGCGCCGGATGCGCAAGCCGAGCAGCAACGAGGCCGTATTGGTCAGCAACGCAATCCAGATCGCGACGCCCACATGATCGTGCAACCAGGTCATGGCCTTTAACTCCGGCGGAAGAGTCCGAGGTAGAGGCCGACAATCAACCCGCCAATCGCGCCCAGGCAGAGGCCGGAGACGAAAAAGGCGGCATACACGGTTTCGAGCGCCACGGTCACGTTTTCAACCTCCCATGGGGTTGGGAACTCTCTAGGGGTGTCATGAGGCCCTGCGCCGCTTCGAAGGCTCGAGAAGATCGCGCACCGTGACACCGAGCCGTGAGGCGATCCGTTCGTACTTTTCCATCGAGGGATTCGCCTCACCGTTGAGGATGTCGTGGAAGTACGTCCGATCGATCTCCAGCTCGTCGGTGAGTTGCTTGACGGAGAGATCGTTTTTCTCCATCAACGCCCGGATGTTGTCGCCTGCAATTTTGCGTTCAGACATTTGCATCGTCATGTTGGCTGGTATCCTACCGATGTATACCCTAGACCATCAAGACGAAATTTTTGTTGCTGTCGGTTGTGAACCGTCTACAGTGGCCCCGTGCAGGATCGCCTCAAACGCGCCAAGGAGCTATTGGGCGCACGGCTGGACCAGCTCCGCGAGCAGGCGGGCTTGAGCAAGACGGAACTTGCCGAGGCCGCCAAAGTCGACCGGACCTACGTCCACGATCTACTCGCCGGCGAAGGCAATCCCACCATCGAGATGTACGCCAAGCTGGCTTCCGCCTGCGGCGTGGATTTCGAGGAATTCCTCGCAGGACTCAATCCCGACTCGCAACCGGCAGCGCACCAGGCCTACTACCGGATGTTGAAGGCCATCCTCAACAGTGGCGTG